ACCACTGATCGTTACCACGAACCTGACCCTGACGGAGTTGAAGAACCCGCAGGATACCGCTCACGCCCGTATTTATGACCGTCTGCTGGAATTGTGTACCCCGATTGCCTGCACAGGCCCCAGCATGAGAAAGGACATAGGACAGGCGAAATTGAACTTGCTGAAAACACTTCTGGCTTGAATTGGAGGAACGCGATTGAAAGAAAACGGCAGAATGAATTGGCTGGAGCAGGTCCACCAGATGAAGAACCGGGATATTCACACGATAGAACAGCATGAACTGCAGAAACTGCCGCAGGATGCAGTGGAACACGGATTGCCACAAGAGGAAAGGCTGAATAATCTGCTGGATAAGGTCCGAAATCCTTACTGCTATCTGGACAATGGAATTATTGTGAAGCTGAACTTTGCACCGAGAGGGAGCAGTACACTGTCTGAGCGCATTGGCAGGTGTTTTCAATCGGCCAGCTGAAAAGGCAGAGAATATTTCGGCAAGCTGCTGAAAAATCACACGGAAAATTTCACACTTTAATGCGATAAAGCACTGGACAAAGGATGATGATTCTGGTAAGCTGTTTACGGGTAAGAAAATAGGAATGTGCCAACTGAGCAGAACTTGCTCGGTGGGCTTGTTCTACATAGAAAATGTGGAGCCTTTCACTTCTCTGACGAACAGTATTGCCGATTCGTTAAGGAGGTGGAAGGCTTTTGTTATACCCTGATATGAATTCACAGAAGAAAACACAGCAAACAAGATACCGCACAGCATTATATCTGCGCCTGTCCCGTGAGGATGGTGATAAGACAGAGAGCGACAGCATTGCAAACCAGCGGACCATGCTGGAAGCCTATGCCGCAGATCACCCGGAACTGTGCATCGTGGATGAGTTTGTGGACGATGGTTACTCCGGCTCGAACTTTGAACGGCCTGCGTTCCAAAGACTGTTTCGGGAACTGGAGCAGGGGACCATCAACTGTGTTCTGGTGAAAGATTTGTCCCGCTTTGGACGGAATTACATTGAAGCGGGACGTTATCTGGAACGCATTTTTCCGGTCATGCGGGTCCGGCTGATTGCCGTGACGGACAACTATGACAGTCAATCTGCGTGGAAGACCAGCGATTCCATCATGGTCCCAATGCGGAACCTGCTCAACGATGCGTACTGCCGGGACATTTCCGTCAAAATCAAGAGCCAGCTTGCGGTCAAGCGGAAACGCGGTGATTTTGTGGGAAGTTTTGCAACCTATGGATACCAGAAGGACCCCAGCAATCATACCAAGCTGATCGTGGACGAACTGGCCGCAGAGAATGTGCAAAGTATTTTCCGCTGGAAGACCAGCGGCATGAGCAATCAGGGCATCGCAGACCGCTTGAATGCAGAGAAAGTCCCATCCCCAGCAGTACGAAAGCTGCAGAGCGGTGCAAAGCTGAGCCTGCATTTCCGCAAGAGCGATGAGCCGCCGTGGTCTGCCAAGGCAGTGGACCGCATCCTGCACAATGAGGTCTACACCGGGAAACTGGTACAGGGAAAGACCCGGCGACTGGATTATCGCTCCAAAAAGAAAATGAACGTGCCGATGCGGGACTGGGTAATCGTGGACAACACCCATGAAGCAATCATTCCGGCAGAGAAGTTTGAACTGGTGCAGCGGATTCTGGAAACTGAAACACGCAGACCGAACGATGCCGAAACGGTGGCTCTGTTTGCAGGCTTTCTCTGCTGTGGGGACTGCGGCAGCCGGCTGGTGTGCAGGTCGGCCAGCTATAAGGGAAAGCGGTATATCTATTATCAGTGCTCCAGCAGAAAACAGAACAAGGGCAGCTGCACGAGCCATAACCTGCGGGATGAAAAACTCTATAACATTGTGCGGAATGCGCTTCAAATGCAGATCCAGATCGTGATGGAGGAAGCAGAGTTTGTAGAAAGCATCCGGCAGGCCCAGCAGGAGCCATATCGTGTGCGGCGCATCGAACGGCAGATTCGGCAGCTGACAGCAGAAAAGGCCCATACCCAGAGCATTAAGGAAAAACTGTACGGGGATTATGCAGAGGAAATCCTCACACGGGAGGATTTCCTGAACTACAACGAACTGTACAGCAAGCGAATCGAAGACTATGACCGCAAAATCACGGAACTGGAAGCAGAGCAGCAAAATCTGCAAACTGCCCCGAATACGTATCCATTTCTGGACGTGTACCGTAAGTATCGGAAACTGGAAGAAATCACCCGCCCGATGGTCGTGGAGCTGATTGAGAAAATCGAAGTGTATGAGGGCAACCGGGTAGAAATCACGTTCCGATTTCAGGATGAAATCGCGGATCTGCTGGAAGAACTGCATCAGAAGCAGCAGACACAGCATGAAGTATCTGCATGAAAGGAGAGGCTGGACATATGGCAAGAGTAAGCAAGAAGGTAAGTGCGGCGCAGCGGGAAGCGGAGAACGCACCGCACCGTATCTGGAAAACCGCAATTTACGCACGACTGTCTGATTTTGATGATGTACTTCGGGATACGGAATCGCTGGAAGTGCAGATTTCTTACATCAAAGAGTATATCAACCACCGGGATGATTTGATGCTGCTGGATGTGTTTGCGGACAAGCGGTGCACAGGGATGAACTTTGACCGCCCGGAATTTGAGAGGCTTCTAAAATCACTGCAGGAGCGGAAAATCGACTGCATCGTGGTAAAGGACTTCTCGCGTTTGGGCCGCAATTTCGTGGAAACAGGCCAGTATCTGGAACAGGTGTTTCCGCTGTTTGGCGTAAGATTTATAGCCATCAACGATAACTATGACAGCCTGAACAACCAGAGCCGTGACGGGATGCTGGTGCCGATCAAGAGCATGATCAACGAAATGTACTCGAAAGACCTGTCCCAGAAGATCCAGTCGTGCTTTCGCTCCAAGGAAGCGCGGGGAGAAATCTATACCCCGGTTCCGTTCGGTTACAAGAGAAATCAGCAGAATCATTTGGTTCTGGATGAGAAAGTCAGCGATGTGGTGATACAGATTTTCCTCTGGAAGAAATCCGGCATGAAAGAGCGCGAGATTGCAAAGAAGCTGTCTGCGCAGGGAATCCAGACACCTTTTACACGCCGCTGTCAGCTGGGATACCTGAAAAACACCTTGCGGGTAAAGGACCCAGCATGGCAGACCGTTTTCGTGACAAAGGTGCTGGAAAATCCAATCTACACAGGAACAATGGTCTATAACCGCATCGCCTACGATGAAACGAATCGGAAAATCGGGCAGAATCCACGGGAAAGCTGGCGGATGGTGCCGGACAGCCATCCGGCGATTATCAGCTGGGAACTGTTTGATGAAGTTTCCGCATTACGGGAAGCCGAGCAAGCAGTCAAGGAAGAGCGAAAAAAGTGGTGCAGACAGCGCAGAAAGAACAATCCGAACATCTTCAAAGGCAGAATCTTTTGCAAAAAGTGCGGAGAAAAATTGGTTTGTCATTGGCAAAGTGATGGTACGCTGTATTTTTACTGTGCATCTTGCCATGTTTCAATTTCAGAGAAAGACCTCTGGAACGGCATCAATCAGGAGCTGCACCAGAGGTTAGAAGAACATAAGTACTTGAAAAGGGTGATACAAAAGAATTCGGGGAAAAGCAACCTTGAAACAAAGAAAGTTGCATTGAGCCGTGAAATAGAACAGGTGTCGGGCAATATCGTTCGGCTGGAATCGCAGAAGCGCAGCGGCTACGAGCAGTATGTCCTTGGAAAAATTTCAAAAGAAAAGTTCTTGGAATTGAAGCAGGATGCAGAGAATGAAATTGAGGCATTCAGACAGACAAAAGCTGAAAATGAGAAAGAACTGGTCGTTGTTCAAGAAGAATTGCAGCAGAAAAAGCAAATCGCAGGCAACACAGAGGTTCTTTTAACGGCAGATAATCTGCAGCAGTATGTAAAGAAAATTGAAGTGGATCACAAGAAAAATACTTACACGGAATTTGTGCTCTAACGAAAAAGGAGGACAGAGAATGAAAGAAAAAATCTACGATGCCCGGACAGGGATGGAATATATTTTGATTGGCGATTATTACCTGCCAGCCTTGAAAGTGCCACGGACTCGTCCGGTTGGCCGCTGGGGGATGCTGCACAAGGCGTACCTGAAACTGCGAAAACCAGCCTATTATCAGAGCCTGCTGCTGAATGGAAAGCTGGACGCTGTTTTGGCAGACGTGGAAGGACAGGCAGCAGAGCGATATGAGGTTTTGATCGAGCAGATGAGCCAGCGGGAGAGCATTTCAGAAAAACTGAAAGAAGAAAATCAGATGGAGTGGGTGCGCCGCATGAGAAATCTGGAAAATCGTGCAGAGGAAATCGTAAAGGCAGAATTGATCTACACGTTTGAAAGGCGGTGAGCAGCAGATGATCGGAACCTATTACCGGCTTTCACTTGCAGACGAGGATGTGGGTGCTGATAAGGCCGAGAGCAACAGCATTCAGGGCCAGCGCGGACTGGTAGAGGGGTATATCATGGCTCGCCCGGAACTAGCTGCAGAGCCGCGTCAGGAGTATGTGGACGATGGCTACTCCGGCACCTCCACGAGCCGCCCGGCGTTCCAGCGGCTGATTCAGGACGCGCAGGATGGCAAGGTGAAAACAATTATCGTAAAGGACTTTTCCCGGTTTGCCCGCGATTATATCGAAGCAGGCGATTATATGGAGCGCATTTTTCCATTGCTGGGCGTTCGATTCATCTCTGTCAACGATGGGTATGACAGTGGAATGCAGGCCGGGAACGATGTACGCGGACTGGAAGTAGCCATTAAGAACATCATCAACGCATCCTACAGCCGGGATCTTTCTGCCAAAATCGCGGCAGCAGACCATGTGATGCAGAAAAAAGGAATGTATCTCGGAGGATACCGCCCGTTTGGATTCCTGCCGGACCCGAACGACTGTCATAAGCTAATCCTTGACCCGGTAGCCAGCCAGTATGTACGGTTGATCTTTGAACTGGCATTGCAGGGCAACAGAACAGGCACCATCGCAAAAATCCTGAATGAAAAGCAGATTCCAACCCCGGCAGCGTATCATGTGGCGGAAAACCATGTGTACAGTGAGCAGAAAGCATGGGATCTGCAGCGCAGCCATTGGACAAGTGGAACGGTTTACCATGTTCTGAAAAATGAGAAGTATAAGGGAACCTATGTGGGCGCGAAATTCATTATGCCGGTTCCCTGTAAGCATCGGGTTCTGCGCGCTCCTTTGGAACAGCAGGTACGTATTGAGGACAGCCATGCCGCCATTGTGACCCCGGAGGAATTTGAACAGGCACAAATGGTCATTATGCTGCAGCATGGGAAGCACCAGGCCGGGAACTACACAAAACACCAGTATCCCTTGAAAGGCAAGGTCTACTGCGGCTACTGCCAGAAGCTGATGAAATACCGTGTCCTCAAGAAACTTGGTCCCTCTTTTAACTGCAGATTTTCAGCGACAGCGGTGGACAGCCCCTGCAAGCGAATCCCAATCTCTGAGAAACTGCTGGAAGAGATTGTCCGAAACGCACTGACAGCGCAGATAAAACAGGCGGAGCATATACTGGAAATCCTGCACGAACGGGAACGCAAAGCGTTGATTTGCTTTTCCGCACTGGAACGGCAGGAAGAAAAGCTGAGTGCAGAAAAGGCAGAGCTCGTAAAACTTCGTGTTGCACTGT